TTCTCAACCTCTGCAATAGCATTTCCAATTTCATATACAATCTGTGGAACAATAGAGTTACCAAGGGCTTTCACTCGTTTGGCTCTATTTTTGTCCAGTTCATAGGATACCCCATTAGGAATTCCACAAACTCTGGATTCAGTTTGCCACCAAGTTTCTTGTCCAACTTCTTGCCTCGTTCCCTCAGCCCATTCTCTATCATTACTTCCTCGTCTAAGCACTTGCCCCCTTTCTGATTCGGGCGACTGCCACCCCCCACTCGTGGTGTTGGGTACATCTTCTTGTCCTGTGCTATTCGTTGACCTAGACTGTATCCTCTGCTTTTGCCTACTGATGGTGGAACTGTATTGACTGTGTCTTTCCAATCTCTTGCGTTGGGCGTTGGATACATCTTCTCCATTACATACTCTGCTGGTGTCGGAGCGCTGTTTTCTCTGCGAAATGCTTTGCTCCTGACACTCATGGCTGCTGTTGGAGTGCCCAAGAATCCAGACTCTTTTGCGTTGGTGCCATGCACCTTTGCCGCTAGCTGGAATAATAAGACACCTGACTTCGAAACCTTCTTCTTCCAAGTCATCTTGCACCTGTCTGAGTACCATGCCGTCTTGGATGTTAATAATACCTTCAACATTTTCCCCAATAAACCATTTGGGTTTACATTCTCTGATGACTCTAATAGTTTCATCCCAGAGATATCTGTCATCATCTGTTCCTTTCCTTTTCCCTGCGACTGAGAATGGTTGACAGGGGAATCCCCCAGTAATGACATCTGCTTCATATCTGTTTCCTTTGACATTTCTTATATCTCCTTCAATTGGTATGTCTTTAAAATTTTTTGCTAATACTTTTTGACAGAACTCATCCTTCTCAACAAATGCTATTGTTTCAAAATGTCCTGTAGATTCTAATGCTAAACTAAAACCACCAATACCACTAAACAAATCTAATACTTTTAACATTATAACCCCACCAATTCACAGCTATTACCAGTGCAAGCAAATTCTTGACTGCCTGTTGTGTTATCTTCTTTCTCATTTAAATCTCTAAAGTCTATATCTCTAGGCATAGTTCGCATAGCTTGTTGGTAGACTTCTTTAGTTATCTCTTGATATGGTGCTTGTTTGTATACATGGTCAAGGGCTGGTAAGAAACTAATACCTGCTACCTCATCAAAATTATTGTACACCCAAGCTCCTACTTCCATCCACTCATCTTCTTTTACACTAACAGTGACAGATGGTTTGTGTTCGCACCAATGTCTCTGATACATTAACCAAGTCTCTAGTTGTTGAATCGCTGATAAAGAGGATGTAGTAAGACAACCTTCTGGAGCTGCTTGTGGAAATGAAAATACCATAACATCATTTGGTTTCATCACATCTGGTTCAGCTGGCACTCCTTCATCTATTAATAACTGAGTCAAAGGGTCTTTCATATCCATACGAACTGTACGAATATAATACTGACTGTATCGTGTATGTATGCCAGAGGCTGAGTCGACTAACTGACTAACCGTACCTGAGGGTTTAACACAGGTAATGGCTGTAGACTGATTTATACCGAGCTTAGAGGAGAAGAATTGATTACACTCCACAGCTGTCTCTCTCAACCCACGGAGAAAGGTAGGGGTAGGGGAGATGGTTAGTCTGTTGTCCATGATGCCCGTAAGGGAAACACCAAGGAGTCTTTCAGCCTCTGTATTTTCTTTCCATATATTTCTTAAATATTTAAAGTCTGTAAGTGTTGATTGAAATGTGCCGAGAATGGTTGCTAGCTTGACTTTCTCTTGTAAGCTGTCTTTGGTGTCTTCCGCTCTAACTACAACCTCAGTCAAATTACAAAATTGGTAAGGCCTTAGAATAATCTCAGAACAAGGGTTGGTACCGAACTCATGTTCGACATCTCTTCTCCCGCTCTCGGCAACTTTGTTCTTAGCGGCTTGACGATTAAAGATACCTCGCTCACCACTCTTACTTTCATATAATGCTTTCCACTCTGACATAAATAGGCCCATGTCAGGGGTACGGGTATAGACAGCACTGTTGTTTGCTAATGCTCTCTGTCCGTTTTCTATCCACCACTGCCCACTCTTTGCTTTACGAACATTGTCATCTTGTATGTTACTCAAAGAGATAAGTGCAGAACGACGAACACCACCGACTACCACTACTTCACCTACCTTGCACACTAGGTCGTGGCACTCGATGGCTTCTAATTGGCGACCAGCGGCCTTCTGAAATAATTCAATAGCGAAATCAAACAAGTCAACAAGTGGCTGTGGACCTGATGCCCTACCACCAAATGTTTTTAATCTTGCCCCTGCTGGTCTAACCTGGGTGACATCTATTTTAGGAATCTGACCCGAATATAACATTGCAAGTAATTCTCTAAAGGCGCTCGCCCACCCAGCTTTACTATCTTCAACGACAATAACTGTCTCACTTTTACTAAACTTCTCGGCAACAACAGGCAACTTCTCTACATTGTTGTACTCAACACTAAAACCTACGCCTGTGCCACATAATAATATATACATCACTTCATCAAAACTTCTTACATCATCAATGGGGATATAACTACAATTGTAGCCAGCTGTATGGTCTCGCTGTAAAGCAACACCAGCTGTCATCAAGGCTCGCATACTTGGCATGACTTGTAAGCTGGCCACTGCACTCTCAAGCTGTCGCCTAAGAGGTCCCATATTGTAATTAAAGTTTTGTTCTAAATGACTTTCCATAAAGTCAAAGTATCTTCTTACTGTCTCGTGCCATGTTTCCCTGCGTCCGATAGACTCATCGTATCTGGCATATCTAGAGGTATGTATGTATTGTTGGTAAACTGTAGGTAAGCTCATATTGTCTCCTTAAAATTATCTATTAAAAATTCTACATAGCGTTTTGCTTTCTGTAAGTCTTCAAGTTTTTTAGTATTAGAAGTATTCTTTGAACGCCAACGACATATATATTTTATTACGTTACCTTCAGCATATGGTAAATCATTTTTCATGATAAACTCAATAGGCTCAATAGTGTAATCCTTATAATACTTTGGGTTGTTTATATCTTCCATAACTTTGGCTCTCCTGTAACCATGTCATATTCTCCGTGTCTCAGTATACGAGCCACACGAGCTTGTTGTAAAACTTCAGGTTCCATGTACCCATTCTTTACATAAGCCTCAACAACTTTGTTCCAGTTATCTATGAAGGGCACCTTAGGGTCTAATAATTTTTGTGCTGTTTTTATGCCTATTCCAGGACAGCCACTATACCCATCAACACTGTCACCAGCTAGAGTCTGTATAAGAAACCAGTAGTCTCCCTGAGCTGGAGTAATTTCTAGTACCTCTTTACCATCATAAATTAAACCAGGTATCTGTTTTAAATCTTTATCAATTGAAACAATGACTCGCTCTACTTCTACGGATGTGGTGTCCGTAGCGAGTATGCCTAAAACATCATCAGCTTCTAAGTTCTCAAAAGCTACACCATAGTGTTCTTCAATAACATATTCTTTTAACAAATTAAACAACATTGGTTTTCGTTTGTCTCGACGATTTGATTTGTAAGATGGCATTACTGTCTTACGAAAATTATCTTTGTCCGTAAGTGCGATGACATAATCTTGCGCCTCTAGCAACAACATAAGGTTGGTTAATTCTTTACGAATCCCTGCTTTACATTTGCGCTCATCTGAGTGCAGAGTCCACAGACCATCACCCCAGTTTGTTTCTTCTTCAAATTTAGTTGCGACTTTATATATTAGTATGTCACCATCAATTAGCAATTGTCTCATTTAGGCACCTTCGGTAAATTTTTTTTGTCAAATAAATCTTTGAGTGGTATGAGTATGAATTTACTTTTATTGTAATCACCACCATACCTAGCTGTGTCCAGATATTTTTTAGCTAATCTCTTAACTGTCTTTGTATCAAATATAAGTCTACAGTAATCATCATCACCCAATGCAAGTATCTGTATCCAGTAGTCTGCCTTGGTTGTCATGATACCTGATGGCTTTCCGTAACTCTCTATCTCTAAACAGATGTTACCACTACGAAACCACCAGTCTCGTTCTGTTTTT